AACAAGAATATGGATACCTACCTATTGTGTATTACACTAACGGATACCAAATATGGATTATTGATCAACTAGGATATCCAGCTAGACAAATCTTTGGATTCCATAACATTAAAGAACTTGAATACTTGATGAAGCTTCGTCAAAGAGGTTCTATTAGTGATTTATCAATCAATGAATCCATCAGTGATAGACCATATCAAAAAATGGCGATTACAAATGTTGCAGAAACCTTTAATCATAATCGAAGAAAAGCATTACTTGTAATGGCTACAGGTACAGGAAAGACAAGAACAGCTATATCATTAGTTGAATTACTCACAAGAAATCGTTGGGTTAAGAATGTACTATTTTTAGCAGATAGAACAGCTCTAGTGACCCAAGCTAAAAGAAATTTCAATAAACTACTGCCTAATTACACCATATCAGTTTTATCGGATAAAGATAAAGAACCAGATCTGAATGCACGTTTGGTCTTTTCGACATATCAAACGATGATTAACTTAATCGATGGCGATGATCGAACATTCGGTATCGGACGATTTGATTTAATTATTATTGATGAAGCGCATCGCTCCATATTCAATAAATACAAAGCCATCTTTACTTATTTTGATTCGCTACTTGTTGGTCTAACTGCAACACCAAGAGATGAGATTGAAAGGTCTACATATTCAACTTTTGATTTGGAAGAGGGACTCCCAACTTTCCACTATGAAATGGAAGAAGCAGTTAGAGACCATTATTTAGTAGGTTATACAGTTCTTGATAGAACGACTAAGTTCCTAAAACAAGGTGTTAAGTATAGTGATTTATCAAAAGAGGAGAAAGAGGAATATGAAAAAACATTTCTTACCCCCGAAGGTGAATTACCAACTGAACTAAGTGGGGCAGACTTCTTTAAGAAAATCTACAATGATAATACAGTAGATTTAGTTTTGCAAACACTGATGAATGAAGGTCTAAAGGTTAATAGTGGTGATTTGATTGGTAAGACAATCATCTTTGCTTTTAACCATGTCCATGCAGAACTCATTGTTAAAAGATTTGAAAAACTATATCCTGAGCTAGGTCCTGAATATTGTAAATTAGTAGATAATTATGTGACCTATGCTCAAAATATTATTGATACATTTAGTGTAAGAGATAAGTTGCCACAGATCGCAGTATCAGTAGATATGCTTGATACTGGTATCGATGTACCAGACATATTAAATTTAGTATTCTTTAAACGTATCTACTCAAAAATCAAATTTGTCCAAATGATTGGTAGGGGCACTCGAAAATCCGAAGATATTTTTGGCCACTTTAAGCATAAAAACCAATTTTATATTTTTGACTTCTGTGACAATTTTAGTTTCTTTGAAATGAATCCTGAAGGTAGAAAAGTGAATCAGGGATATTCAATGACTCAAAAAGTCTTTCATATGAAACTTGATCTATTATTTGAACTTCAAAAGCAAGAACATCAAACAAACGATTTCCATAAAACATATTATGAGAATATAAGAAATGAACTCTATCAAACGGTTAGAAATTTCAATAGAGATCGTATTTTAGTTAGAGATAATATGCCATTAGTAGATAAGTATTCTGTTGAAAGTAAATGGACTTATCTATCGAAATTTGATATCCAAGAAGTCAAAAACAATCTTACATTATTAGTGGATAGTGACAAGGATATAGAATCAGCAAAAGCATTTGATTTAAAAGTATTTTACATCATGTTATCTCTTGTTTCGGAAGATGTTGTTGCTAAAAGAGCAATAGAACAAGTAGTTCGAATTTCGCAAGCACTTCTTGAAAGACTTAGTATTCCTCAAGTAGCAGAGAAAAAAGAGTTGTTATTAGAAGTTTTAACTCAAACTTATTGGAACAAAATCAATATAGAAGCATTAGAGCACCTTAGAAATGAAATAAGATATTTGATTCAGTACATTACTGATGAAATTGGTATTTATTCAACTGACTTCAAAGATGAACTGATTGATCAAGGCACTAAAGATGTCAACATTATAGATTTTAAAACGTATCAAGAAAAAGTGATTGATTATCTTCTATCAAACGAAATTAATGAAACGATTATCAAGATAAAAATGTTGGACAGGATTGATGCTGATGACTTAAAAGAATTAGAACGCATCTTATGGCAAGAATTAGGCACCAAAGATGACTATTTCAATGTGACGAAAGAAGAAAACTTGGCAGTATTTATCCGCAGTATTGTCGGTATCGAGCAAGAGGCGATTAATAAGAAATTCTCCGAATATCTTGATACAAATATTTTGTCTGCGAAACAACAAGAATTTGTGAAAAGCATCATTAATTATGTTCAGCAGAATGGAGACATAACGAAACAAGATCTGGTTGAGAAATCACCATTTAGTGATTTTGATGTTGTTGGATTGTTTAATGATAAAATAGACGTGCTAATAAAAGTTATTAATAATTTACATGAGAGCATTTTAGTTGTATAATTTGAGATTAAATAACAGTGATGATTGATTTCTATTAATAATCGACTAATCGATTCAGCTCTTAATTGAGTTGAGTCGTTTTTATATATTAATCCACCTACTATTATACGAGTGAATATAGGGAAAAATTCAAAATTCACACCAAAAAGCAGTGAAGTGAATAAAGGGGAAAAACTCCTATATTCCAGAGTGAAGAAAATCGTGAATATAGGGCTTATATATAGTTGTTCATTCACAACCGCTGACGCGTCATTTGTAGGATAGGGGATTAAGGTACCCCTATCCCAAACAACCACATCAACGTCAGCCACTGCCTTTCTTCACAAAAAAATACCAAAAAATTATTTATACTCGATTCGTAATTCTAATTTTCGTGACCTTTTGTTATTTTGGAATAGCAGAAATATGCAACTTAAAAGTAATTGCAAATTTATGCAGCAGAAAGGAATAATTCCCTATCTGCAATTTTATGCAACATAAAGGGGAATATGCCTATCTGCAGAATGTTGCAGAAAGGGCTTATATATACATGTTGCTGCACAACACGCTAACGCATGTTTGTAGGATAGGGCTTGAAAGCCTGCCCTATCCCTAACAATGCATTATCGTTAGCACTCACCTTTCTTCCAATGAAAATTCTGAAAAATTGAAAAAACAAGTAAATAATTCCAATTTTTTGAAACGTTTTTGAATTTCTTCTATTTCCAAATAGTCATGTAATTGATGAATCTAATTTGGTATAATAAATTGAAGTGAGGCGATTCATATGCACATACAATGTACCAAAACAATGCTAGACTACATCAAACCTAATATCTCTGAACAAGACACGGATAACGATATCTATGCATGGCACGCTCATCTAGTCAAGAGAAGTAGAAAAAACTTGTTAGTTTGTATTCATGATCTTTCTAGGTTCACCTTGGTCTTTTATGGCGTAAAGAAAAACGACCTAAAAGAACTCTATCAAATGATGAGTGCTGCTATGGCGAATAGCATGTTTGATGCAGGATTCACACCAGAAGAAATTCATGCCTATCTTGATAAACAGCCAGAAGCATTGACATTTAGTAAAACGAAGAATAGAACTTTGGTAGCTAGATTAAATAAGGCAGTTGAGATGACAGATCATGTACTAAGCACCGATGGCTATTACGAAGACGTGATTGAACAACGCCATGCAAGTTTATTTTGTAATCAGTTATTGGTAGGTGAAGACAACTACAAAATCTGTTATCATCCTGCAGAAAAGTTCAAAGAATATTTAGACTTATTTATAGAAAACTAATACCCCCCCCGGTCATCGAATTACCTATTGCAGGGGTACCGCGTAAGGGGGCAATTAAAAAACACAAGACAGATTTTTTGAAAATCAGAAAAGAGGTTTTCAATACATATATGATTAAGGTAGAATACGAGCGATTAAAGTCGCTTTTTTCTTTGGTTGATGAATCAAAGACAGAATTAGTAGATAATCTAATTTATCAAGCTGCATTTATGAAGGTGGAACTTGATAAGTTACAAGAGCAAATCAGAAAGCATGGAGCTATTCAAATATCCAGCAAAGGTACACAACGTCAAACCGAAGCAGCCAAATATTACACGAAACTTGTGAATTCATATGGGACAGTCATTAAAACACTAAATACTATTCTTGGAACACAAGTTGATGATGGTGATGATGCATTTGATGAGTTTCTTAAGAGAGCGAATGAATGAACTATTTAATTGAATACTACAATGAAATTGAAGATGGAAATATAATCGTTGGGCAAGAACTGAAAACTGAGTTAGATCAACTTATCCAAGATCTGGATAACCCTGCGTACATCTTTGATGAAAAACCAGGAAATCTGCGAATTGATTTCATTGAGACATTTTGCAAACACACGAAGTCACCATTCAATGGATTACCATTCATCTTAGAACTTTGGGAAAAAGCACTCATTCAAACTGCTTATGGTTTCAAAATGGCTGATTCAGGACTCAGAAGATTTAATGAAGTCATATTACTGATTGCTCGTAAGAATGGTAAGACAACATTTGTTGCAGGCATTGATTTAGCCGAGTTTTTTCTTTCAAGCGGTGGAGTGGATATCGTATGTGCTTCTAATACAACAGAACAAGCTAACATTCTTTTTGAAGAGATTAATAATATGAGAGAGCAATCTCCAGCATTGTCCAAAGATACTAGAAGCAAGAAAAACATCTTTCATATCTACTCACCAAAAACAAAGAATAAGATAAAGAAGCTATCAGCACAATCAAGAAATAAGGATGGCTACAATATCGAGGTTGGTTGTATTGATGAGGTTCATGAAATGACTGATTCTAAAGTCTATGACGCAATCAAACAATCACAATCTACTAAGAAAGAACCACTTATATTTATCATAACCACTGAAGGGACAACCATTGGTGGTTTTTTAGATAGTAAATTAGATTATGCGAGAAAGATGCTAAAAGGTAAAATTCAAGATAATAGAGTACTTCCTTGGCTTTATACACAAGACTCAACTAAGGAGATATACGAAGATCCGACAACATGGCAAAAGTCAAATCCTAGTATCGGAGTTGTAAAACTAAATAATTACTTAGAAGATGTTATGAACAAATCAAAACATGACTTATCCACTAGGGTGACAATGCTTTGTAAGGACTTCAATATCAAACAAGCAGTTAGATGGATGCCAATGGATAAGTGGGATAAATGTGCTTTTGCCGTAAATGAAGAAGACTTATTTGGAAGAGTTTGCTATGGCGGTCTAGACCTTTCAAGTTCCATAGATATAACAGCCTTTGTACTCGTGTTTCCACCGGAAGATGAAGATGACAAATATGTTGTTCTTCCCTATTTTTGGTTACCGGAAGAAACCCTTAATCTCAGAGTAAATCGTGACCATGTTCCCTATGATGTATGGGAAAAGCAAGAACATCTTAAGACTACAGAAGGCAATGTGGTGCATTATGGTTTCATTGAGAAGTTTATTGAAAGTCTTGGTGAAAAGTACAACATTCGAGAAATTGCCTTTGACCGCTGGGGTGCAGTCCAGATGGTACAAAACCTTGAAGGCATGGGATTTACCGTTGTTCCATTTGGACAGGGATTTAAAGATATGAGTCCACCAACCAAGGAACTTATGAAACTAACCTTGGAGGAAAAGGTCGCACATGGTGGACATCCTGTTCTTAGATGGATGATGGATAATATTTTTATTCGTACTGATCCGGCGGGCAACATTAAACCGGATAAAGAGAAGTCAACAGAAAAAATAGATGGTGCTGTAGCCACTATTATGGCTCTAGATAGAGCAATTCGCTGTGGCAATGATACGAGTGCTTCGGTTTATGACGGTCGGGGATTACTCGTGTTTTAGGAGAGGAAAGTGATGCAGATGGGGCTATTTACAAATATTTTTAAAGCACGTGACAAACCACAAAATCGAACTGCAGGGAGCAACTATAGTTTCCTTTTTGGCGGCTCGACAAGCGGCAAGCCTGTTAATGAGCATACAGCCATGCAAATGACTGCAGTGTATTCCTGCGTGAGGATATTAGCAGAGGCTGTGGCAGGGCTTCCCCTTCATCTATATAAATACACCGATAGCGGTGGTAAGGAGAAAGCACTTTCTCATCCGCTATATTTTTTATTACATGATGAGCCAAATCCAGAGATGAGTTCTTTCGTTTTCCGCGAGACGATGATGACTCATCTTTTATTATGGGGCAATGCCTATGCTCAGATTATTCGAAACGGCAAAGGTGAAGTCATAGCACTGTATCCATTAATGCCAAATCGAATGTCTGTGGATCGAGATTCCAGTGGCAATCTCTATTATTCCTACACCAGATATTCCGATGATGCACCAACGATGAATGGTGTGGCGGTTACATTAAGACCAAGCGATGTACTTCATATTCCAGGTTTAGGCTTTGATGGTCTTGTGGGTTACTCGCCGATTGCTATGGCTAAGAATGCTATAGGTATGGCAATAGCATGTGAGGAATATGGAGCTAAGTTCTTTGCTAATGGGGCAGCACCAGGAGGGGTACTTGAACATCCTGGCACCATTAAAGACCCTCAGAAAGTAAGGGAAAGTTGGAATGCAGCCTATCAAGGGAGTAGCAACTCTCATCGCGTGGCAGTACTTGAAGAAGGCATGAAGTACCAGCCAATTGGTATCTCGCCGGAGCAAGCTCAGTTTTTAGAAACAAGGAAATTTCAAATCAATGAAATCGCTCGAATTTTCCGTGTACCTCCACATATGGTTGGAGACCTGGAAAAGTCGAGCTTTTCTAATATTGAACAACAATCACTGGAGTTTGTGAAATACACCTTGGACCCTTGGGTAATTCGGTGGGAGCAGGCCATTAGCAGAGCGCTTTTAAGATCAGATGAAAAGAAGCAGTATTTTTCCAAGTTTAACGTAGATGGTCTGCTTCGTGGAGATTATGTTTCTCGAATGAGCGGCTATGCAACCGCCAGACAAAACGGATGGATGAGCGCCAATGATATTAGGGAGCTTGAGAACCTAGACCGAATTCCACCTGAGCTTGGAGGAGATTTATACCTAATTAACGGCAATATGACCAAACTTGCGGATGCGGGCATATTTGCAAATAAAGAAGGATTGGAGGAAACAGCCAAATGAAAAAGTTTTGGAACTGGGTGCGTGATTCAGATACACAAACACGAACCCTCTACCTTAACGGTGCAATTGCAGAGGAGAGTTGGTTTGAAGATGATGTTACTCCTGCAGCTTTTAAAGCAGAGCTTATGAGTGGCGAAGGAGACATTGTTGTTTGGATCAACTCTCCCGGTGGCGATTGTATCGCAGCATCACAGATTTATAACATGCTGATGGATTACAAGGGCAATGTCACTGTAAAAATTGACGGTATTGCAGCATCAGCCGCATCGGTCATTGCAATGGCAGGAACAGAAGTCTTGATGTCACCAACCTCACTCATGATGATCCATAATCCATTCACCATAGCCATTGGTGATAGTGAGGAGATGCAAAAGGCAATGCAAATGTTAGATGAAGTAAAGGAAAGTATCATCAATGCTTACGAACTGAAAACCGGTTTATCACGAACAAGGCTATCCCATCTGATGGATGCAGAAACATGGCTTAATGCCAATAAAGCGATTGAGCTTGGTTTTGCTGATGACATCATGTTTAGAACTGGAGAAAGTACTGTGCAAGATAGTTTTGTGTTTAGCCGAAGAGCAGTGACCAATTCATTAATGGATAAGCTTAAGAAACCAGTTGTCAAACAATCAACCGAGCCGCTTTATGAGCGGCTTAATTTATTAAAATATTAGGAGGAAATCAAAATGAGTAAAATTCTTGAACTGCGTGAAAAACGCGCAAAAGCATGGGAAGCGGCAAAGACATTTCTTGATTCAAAACGTGGCAGTGACGGGCTTGTTTCTGCGGAGGATGCGGTAACCTACGACAGAATGGAAGAGGACATTGTTAATCTTGGTAAGGAAATCGCAAGACTGGAACGCCAAGAGGCACTTGAAGCAGAACTTAACAAACCTGTGAATATGCCTCTTACTGGAAAACCAAATATTCCAGGGATGGAAACAAAGACTGGAAGAGCAAGTGATGATTATAAGAAGGCATTCTGGAATGTCATGCGAAGCAAAAATCCTAGACATGATGTACTCAATTCCCTCTCTGTAGGAACTGATTCTGAGGGTGGATATCTTGTTCCAGATGAATTTGAACGTACCCTAATTCAAACCCTTGAGGAAGAAAATGTGTTCCGTAAGCTGGCAAAGATTATTCAGACTTCAAGCGGTGACAGAAAAATTCCTGTTGTAGTGACCAAAGGAACTGCGGCTTGGCTTGATGAAGGCGAGGAATTTGATGAGAGTGATTCTGTATTTGGTCAGACTTCCATTGGTGCATATAAGTTAGGTACGATGATTAAAGTCTCTGATGAGCTCTTAAACGATAGTGTATTTAATCTTGAAAGCTATATTTCCACTGAGTTTGCCAGAAGAATTGGAGCAAAGGAAGAGGAAGCATTTCTTGTTGGAGATGCTGACGGAAAACCCACAGGCATCTTTAATGCTACTGGTGGAGCACAACTTGGGATTACTGCAGGTTCGGCTACAGCAATTACAGCAGATGAGATTATCGATCTTGTCTACTCATTAAAAGCACCATACAGAAAAAATGCAGTGTTCTTAATGAATGATGCAACGGTGAAAGCAATCCGTAAACTAAAAGACGGACAGGGCCAATATCTATGGCAGCCTTCGCTGACTGCGGGTACTCCAGATACATTGCTAAACCGTCCAGTATATACTTCAGCCTATGCGCCAATTATTGAGGCTGGGGCAAAGACCATCGCATTTGGTGACTTTGGCTACTACTGGATTGCGGACAGACAAGGACGTTCTTTCAAGCGTTTAAATGAGCTATTTGCAACCACTGGTCAAGTTGGTTTCCTTGCAAGTCAACGTGTAGACGGTAAACTGATCCTTCCTGAGGCTGTGAAAATCCTACAGCAAAAGGCTTAATGGGAGGTGCAAATGATGAGTTATAACACGAAGAATTATACAGAGCAAGGTGGAGAAAAGACCGTAATCGGTGGTGAGCTTGTCATAGAAGAGGGGGCCAAAGTAACCGGCCTCCCTGTTCTTGAGAATCAACCAGCAAGCACTGCGGCTACTGTAGAGGACTTGGTAACGGACTTTAATGCCCTTTTAACCAAGTTAAAAGCCACTGGAATAATGGTAGAGGATACTCCGTAGAGAAAGGAAGGTGACGGTGATGACACTGTTTGAAAAGGTAAAGGCAAATCTAATTCTTGAGCATGATCGTGATGATGAACTTCTTCAGACATACATCACCACTGCAACCTCCTATGCCGAGAGTTACCAGCATCTGCCGGAAGGTCATTATAGCGAAAATGCAATGCCGCCAACTACGGAGCAAGCCATCATCATGCTGTCATCCCACTTCTATGAAAGTCGGGATGGCAGTACGGGTGGCTTTTTTGCTGACAATGTGCAGGCGGGCCAGCAGGTTTGGAATACGGTAAATTTACTGCTCAGGCTTGATCGGGATTGGAAGGTGTAGCGTATGAGCTTTGGAAAAATGAATACCTTTATAGATATTATTTCTGTTGAAACAGCAAAAGACAGTGAGGGTTTTAGTAAACCCACTGATACCATTGTTGCGTCTGTTCGTGCCTATAAGGAAGATCGTCACGGAAATGAAAAATGGGCCAATAGAGCAACCTTCTCTGAAGCCACCGCACTGTTTTGCTTTCGTAAGATACCGGATATTCCGGTGTCTACTAAGATGGTCATTGCGTGCAGTGATGGACGATACGAAATCACAAGTGTGGAGGATGTAAAAGGAAAAGGTATGTATATTGAAGTTTTGGCGAAAAAGGTGGTGGCATCAAGTGGCTAAAGCAGATGTTAAAATGCCGGA